GATCCATGCGCTGTTTGCACCGTTGCGCAACTTCAGCAGTGGGTTCGGGCTGGCGCCTGTATCAATCCAAAGCTGGTACGCGTAGGTGGTGGTCGGCGCCGAGGAGCCAGAGTTCTGACTGACGACCGCTGCAAGGATCGTGTTCAGCTCAGCGCGGAAGTTGGCGCCTGACTGGTTTGCAATGTTGTAGTCAGTTGCCTGTGCCATTAGGTGATCTGCCTGCCGTGACCGACGGCCTGGTAGTCAAAGGTCTTGCTCACCATGCTACCGCCACTATTGCGGAAGGTCACTGTAAAGCCAGTCCTGCTGATACTGCCGACCGTGAAATAGTCACCCGTCGCCATGTCCTGTGCGGTGATGCCCACGCTTGGTGTGCCGTAGAACGCTGTCGGGAATGTGACCGCATACGCTACGGCGCCGCTGCTCAGGTTGCGTTGCTGCTCTGTGCGCCGCTCAAATTGCGTGATCACGCCCAGTTCCTCGATCACCACGTTCTGCGCCGCGTTGGTGGTAGTGGCCACAACCTTGAACTGGAACCCGCGCCCACGGTGGTTGTTGTTCACAAACGGCTGCCAGCTTGCCCAGGTCGGCGTGCCAGACGGGTTGTCGCCAGTGGTCCTGACGAAGAGTTGGCAGTTAGCCGCGCCAAGGTCATCGCCGTCGATGTCATCCCACAGGTCAATCAGGTCAAGGCGTTCGTCCCATGTGTTGCCCGGCTCGTAGGCGCGTGTTTTAAGGATCTGCTGCAGGCCAAGGTCGTAGGTGGCGCCAAGGTCCAGCGTTTCGTAAAACTGGTAGCTGCCTTCACTAGCTGAGCCGCCGATGTAATCGATCAGACCAAGGCCGTCCCAGTTGTTGTCGGTGGCCATGTCATCGACCAGCTCATCAGCCGCCAGCACCAGGCCCACCTCGGCCTCGTTGTAGTACAGATTCGTGCCGGTGCCATTGAACGGCGGGCTGTTGTCTTCCTCTCTGTATTGCTGCACCAGCAGCAGGTCCTGAGGAGCGGGCAGGTCAACAACGACAGTGGCCACGCCTGACGACTCATTGCCGAGCGAGTCAAAAGCGCGGATGAAGTAAGTGCCCTCAAGCAGTGGCACGATCTTGCGTGTGCTGCTGCCTGCAACGGCTGGCACGATGTCGTTCGCCTTGCCCCATGTCGCCGTGACATCCGTGATAGGCGTGTGCCTGATGCGGATCTTGCCGCCAATCTTCACGTCTAGGTCAACCGCCTGCGGCCAATACAGCTCAGCCGTGTGCTCATCGATCGGGGCGATGAACAGGTCAGGGATGGTGGCGGGTGGTGCGGTCTTGCCGATCGCGTCGAAGGTCTTGGCTGCCGGTGTCGAGCGCTTGCTGTTGATCGCGCCCAGTGCTGTCACCTCGATCTCGTAGCGGCCGACGTCGCTGTTGGCAATTTCGAAGTCAACCGAGCGGGTCGTGTTCGCTACCCAGTTGCCGTTGTTGTAGCGGTAGCGCACCTCATAGCTAAGTGCCCGAGCAGCAGCACGCCAGCCGATGATCAGCTTCGATAGCACCTGCCCGTTGCTTTCGTACAGCACCTCATTGACGCCTAGGTTGGTTGGCGTTTCGGGTGGTTCGTTCAGATCTGATACGTCGCGCTGGCTTAGGGGGACGTCCCGCTCGATGTAGTCATATTTCGTTGCATTATGAGCAACGGCTGTGACAGCAAAGGCGTCACCTTCTTCTTTAATCGTCAGCACCCGCCACGTTGACATCGCAACAGTTGAATCGCCAATGGTCCACGGCGCACCAGCAACAGGCGCTGCAGTCAAGACCGTGCCAGTGCTGACTGAGTTGCCCACAAGCGTTGAGCCTGCAACTACAGCCAAGGTGCCATCAGGCAGTAGCACGTTCAGGGTGAAGTTAGGTGGTGGGCCACTCGGGAACAGTGCAACGTCATCGCGGTCCAGCTTGACCACCGTCGTTGTTGAACCACTTGTGCAGCGGCCGGAGCGCACCACACCAGCACGCACAGGGTCGCCAATCTTGATCAGGTCACCAGGCCGCACCGTGATACCAGCGGCGATGTCCGTCTTGAAGCTGACGACCTCAGTCTCGTTCTGTTCGGTGTATAGCAGCCACTCGCCAACGCGGCGGGCTTGGTTCTGGCTGGTACAGGCGAACGCTGAGATCTCTGTTTTGACGACACCGAACTTGTTGATTCCTTCTTTGTCTTCGACCACCTCATAGGCAAGGTCGCGCAGGTTCATGTCGAAATACTGCACAACAGCGACGGTGTGCCGTGTCTTTAGGCTGCTGCCGCTATAGCTGAATCCTTCCTCGGTGACGTTGGTCTGGTTGAAGATGTAGCTGTAGTCCTGCGGCCGGTCCTGCGCAATCTCAAGGGTGCCATTAGCCCAGAACGGCATCGCGCGAAATACTGAACACAGATCGCTAATCAGCTTGAATGCTTCCTGCTGCGTCTGAATGACGACGTTGCACGAGAAGCGCGGCTCCTGACCTGTCTTCCCATCAGAGACCACCTCGGTACAGTATTGACTAGCGGCAAGGAAGCTCCACTTGTCAAGTTGTGCCGCGTCGATGTGATCACCAAACCCGTACCGCTTGCTGGTCAGCAGATCCCACAGGATCCACGCAGGGTCTGTTGTCCACTGTGCTGCGCCAAAGTTGCCCGACCATGTGCCCGCATAAATCAGACGGCCGTTGGTCTGGTTGACGGTGGCATTGCTAGGGATGCGCACCTTGAGGCCACGCAGGCGATACGAGCGCGACGGGATGCTGTTGAACTGTTCAGCGCTGAGCTTGACGGCGAACAGTGCGCTGTTGGGATAGGTGGTCTTGGCGTTGATCTTTTCGGTGTAGTCGTACCAATAAAAGTCGCTGTTCTCTGTCTGCTCGCCTGATGGTGCGGCATCTGCATTGACACGCACAACGCGGATGTCAACCGGTGGTGGTGCAGTCAGATCAATGCGATGAACTCGTTGGAACAAGTCAGCCGTCCGTCCTCGTATTTCTGGCTCAACAACAGTTGTAAATGGTCCACCGCTGTATGAAGTTTGAATCCTGTATTGAATGACAGCGCCCTCAACATCGCCGTTGTTCTTGAAGATCTGAAGTGCAGGCGTGCCGATCGTAACGCGCACAGCGTTGACATCAGGGTCAGTGATCGACCGCGTTACAGGTGATGCCTGTGTGACCTTGGTGTTGACAACACTGGTGCTCTGGTTGGCGTCGCCTACGTTCTGGGTATAGGTCTGATTCTGTGTGCCGGTGCGAAACTCAAAGACGCCGCCAGTTGTGTCGAAGTTGTAATCAGAAGCCTGAACGGCGGACGGGTTGGCAGTCGAGCGAAGGATCGGCGTGTTGTTGAGATAGACATCTTTCAACATCGCAATGTTGTATTCCGTCGTGCCAAGCGTGTAACCACGAGCAGATGGGAATCCTTCGATCTCGCCTTCACAGAGAAGGTCGATGATCCGCGCTACCTGCCGTGAATCAAGATTATCTTTTGTAACGTTTGCACTACCGCCACCGCCACCGCCACCACCGCCTTTGCCACCACCACCGCCGCCACCAGCACCAGCGATTAAACGCTTCGTCATGACGTAACCTCTTCAGTGTTGATACCAGCCGAGACCACGATGCTGCCGGTGAACACCTCGCCGTAAATAATCGGCACAGGCACGCCCTGACGCGAGACGTTTTGAATGCCAGAGAAGCTGTACGACTTACGCGGGTCGTTGTCGCCGTCGGTGCCCTGTTGGATTGTTGGCGTAGGGGTCAGCATTTGAGCGACGCCCCCCAAGATCAAACTGGCGCCGATGCCCACGCCGATCGACACAGCCTGTGGGCCAAGCGTGAACAGGCCGCCAGCCAGCGCAGCACCAGGCGCGAACAGCAGCGAGAATGCCACCAGCGCAACACCCGCCAAGATCTGCCCAACGCCCTCGGCACCAGCGATCACCGGGACAATCCTGATCGGCTCTTGGCTGGCGACAGGGAAATGCAGGTGCTCTGGGTGATCGACCAGATCAAGCTGATTGCGGCCCACGGTGACCTTGTAATCGCCCTCTGACAGCACACCGCGCAGGTCAGGGAAGTTGGCAAGTAGGAACCGGATCGCCTCGGCCGGTGTCTTCACAGCAGCCTTGAAACTGCGCTGCCCTAGATGCTTTGCCAGCTTGCCGTAGACCTTGATAACGCGGAACATCTCAGCACCTGCTCCTATGCCTGACGATCAAGCCCGTGCTCTTCTGATAGTAGCCACCCCAGATGTCACGGCTACTGAGCCGCCCGCGCAAATGGTGCAGGATGCGCTGCTCTCCCACATACACGGCCACATGGTTCAGGCCTGGCGACCCATCAAGCTGCATCAGGATCGCGTCGCCGTACTCAGGCTCATTGATGCCATGGTCTTCAAAGCCTGCCTCAGCGAAGCACCGCTCAAACATCGGGGCATTATGAAACTCAAGCAGTGACGCAGGCCGCTCCCAATCTGGCAGGTCAAGCGCCATCTCCTCCTTGTACCAGTCCCGTACCAGCGTCCAGCAGTCGCTCACGCCCCACACCCACTCCCGCCCGATCAACGGCGCCTGGTAACCCTCCGGCTCGATCTCGCACCACATCTCAGTGCCAGGGTTGCAGATGTACCAGACCAGCCCAGACTTTTCGCAGGCCATACGGTCGGCTTGACTTGGCTGCGCAGGTGTCTGCGGATGGCTGTGGAACACGGCGATCACCTCGCCAGCATCCTCTGCAGCGGCGTAATCGTCAGGGTCAAGGATGAAGAAGTCCTTAGCGGGTGCCAGGTTCTTGCATGGCCAATACTGTTCGCGGCCTTTGATGACGACGACCAACCCGCACGCCTCGCGTGGTGCATCCTTGAGCGCATGTTCCAGCGCGTTGTGTTTCCAGTGTGTCATCCGTAGAACGTACCAGCGCTTGGGAATGATCCAAAGGGTAAGTCGTTGAACTCACCAAAGCGTTTCCGGCATGAACTGATCCGCTTCCCGCATACATCACGCAACGGGTCAACGGTGCCGGTCTGCACCAGAGGTTCGACAGAGCTGGCGTAACTGGATGTCCAGAGCGGGGTGTTGGCGCCTGTGTACACAATGAGCTGACCGGTAGTCGTGATGCTGAGTCTGTTGTTGCTGTTGCCGCTGACGCCTGTGATCTCATACTGCGGACCTGCCTCCGTCATGGTGCCCAGCGTGGGGTGATTGTTTCTGAACGGGTTGTTGCTGCTCAGGGTCTTGGGCAGGTTGATCACCTCGCCTTGGTAGTAGCTGCCTGTTGAACTGCTGATTGATTGACTGCTGATGACGTTCCATGCGAACGACTCACCTGTGTAGTGATCGACAGGCAACGCAGCAGACGTGAAGGTGAACTGAACCGTAATCGTGCGGCCGCTGACCGTGAACGTTTCTGTTTGCGTGTTAGTCAATCCCGCGCTGGCAGGCGATGATCCGACGCACTCCCAACCAAAACCACCAGAGCGACCGTTCAATACGTTGGTCGGATACCAGCCAAGGAATGCCAAGCCCGTTGGTGATGCGGTGCCTACCGTGTTGCTAGCCCAGACCGCGCTGCTGCCGTTGGCGATGACTAGGTTGCCATCAGCCTGCATTGTGATCCGCCAAGTGCCATCACCACGGTTTGTCCCAGTCGCCCAGACAGGCACGTTCGCCTTGTTGTAAACCACAAAATTGCCATCGGCTTGCATGATCGCTCGATACCAACCGTTTGACGAAACGATCGCGTCGCCTTCATTCAGTGTCTCGTTGACGTTGAGCTGAGCACCAAATGCGGTTGAGTTGAAATTGGTTGCAGGTGTGGCCCCCAAGGCATTGTCATACTCATCAAAGTAGTTGCTGCCTGTGTAACCGCACTCAGCACTGCGATATTTCCACTGACAGATGTTCGCGATCACCTGCCGCTTCGGTGCACGCACACCAGCAAGGTCGAACACAGCCGCCAGCTCAAACTCAACAACGTCCCTGTTCTCGACTGACTTGCGGTCGATGTAGTAGATCTCACGTGGCATCTCCTCGTCAGCCGGTACGCCATAAGGGTTGACGCCATCAGTGAAATTGACAGGGTCGAGGAACCTGCTCAGCGTGCGGATCCTGATGACTTTCGCCCCTGTCAGGT